AAAAATGACATCAATGCACCTCAAATGAGCGGTTCTCCGATGGACAACCTGCGCTCTATCCTGCCAAAGATCGACCCTGTTGATGTTCAACAGCGCATCATGCGTTGATGGATGGCAAGAGACTATAAAAAGGAATACCAAGCCCGTGCATCTGAGCTAAAGGCATACCGAAAAGCTCATCGGAAGCAAGATGCAGCTAGGGCAAGAGCCCGTCGAAGCATGGGAAAGATCCCAAAGGGCTATGAAGTTGATCATGTGGATAGCAATCCCATGAACAATAACAAAAACAACCTGCGGATTGTCCCTCGTAAGGTCAATCGCGCCAAAGGGGCGAGAAAAACTAACGCTAAGCGATGACCCCATTGCTGCCTACGCCTGATCATTACCTTTTCAATCTGACTGCCATGACCTCAGCAGAAGCAAAGCGTCAATGGAAGAAAGCGATCAAAGAACATTGGTCTTGCCAATGTGCTTACTGTGGAAATACCTATGATGTATCTCAACTCACTCTCGATCACGTCAAACCTAGAGCCCACGGAGGATCAGATCTTACATCCAATCTTGTTCCATCTTGTAGGTCATGCAATCAGGCAAAAGGCAGCAGCAACTGGCTCACATTCATGAGGCAAACATTCGGTCCACACCCCGACCGTGAGCTTCTTATTCACTCCTGGATCTCTTAACCATAATGGCTCCTAAAATTACTTCTTCCTCTGACCGTGCTAAGCGCCAATCACGGTCCAAGGCTGTCGTGCGTTCTGATAAGGGTCGTGCTAACCGTCAGAAGGCTTCCACTGTGAAGCAAGGCACCAGTCGCACCGAGCGTCAAAAGAACGGCAACGCTCGCGTTACCCGTGACTCCCAGCGAGCTAGCACCGGCTCTGCAAAGGTCACCCGCAGTGAGAAACCTGCACTGCCCCCTGGTAATAAGGGTGGCCCTATCCAATCACGACAACAGGGTGGTGCCATCGTCCGCCGTGAACCCAGCACTCCTGCTAAGGCTGGTTCTAAGGGCTCCACTGCCACCTCCTCCCGTGTACAGCAGGTCTCCGTCCGTGATGTAACCAAAGGACGGCAGCAAGGTCAAATGAGCGGGAGTAATGCTCCCCGCACTCTCCCTGGTTCTGGAGCTGCTGCTTCGCTTCCCCCTGCGCGGCAAGGCCCTGCTCCTGCTACCCGTCGTCAAGCTGCTCAAGCAAAGGCTGATGCTGCTGCTCGTGGCTCTACGGGGCCTAATCGTGTGGGTCAACCTGCCGGTGCTGCAAACCGTGTGTACGGTGCTGACCGGGTTAATGATGCAGTTGGACGGGCACAACGTGCCACTGCAATGAGAGGAGTTGCCCGTGGTCTTGGTCGAGGAGCTGGCCTTGTTGGCCTCGCTGCTGGAACTGCCGAATCAACCAGAGACCTCATTCAAAGTACCCGAAGAGAAGGCCTTGCAGGTGCAACCAAGGCGACGATTCGTAGCTTTACCGGAGCACTGACCGGAGCACCTGTTGACCTCGATAAATTTGGGGGAGGTAAGTCTGGTGCTAAACAAAATGCTGACAGCAATGCCAAACGCAAAGCCGACAACGACGCCCGCCTCGCCGCTAACGAACGAGTCAAAGCTGGTCGCGTTCGTGCAGCAACTCCCATCCTTCCCACCCGCTCCGCTAACGACGGCCAAGCCACCCGCCAAGCCGAACAGCGTCGCTCCTCCGGCTCCACCACTGCCACTCCTGCTCCCCGTCAATCCCCCGCACGGCCTAGCCAGGCTCAACCTCGCTCTGCCTCTGGTACTGCAGGTACTGGCCGCAAGTGGGAAGACTTCAATCCAGGTCGGGGCACCTCTGAGACCAACAACCCCCTGATGAAGAATGACTCTTGGCTTATGTCCAAGATCAAAGAACGGGAGGACAAGCAAGCTAAGAATGTTGGTCCTGTGAAGGATGGTGGTGAATACTCGGCTTCTAAGAAGTCGGCTGAGATTGTTGAGCGTCGGAAGAAGAAGGAAGAAGACGAGAAGAAGAAAGCCGCTCAGTAATTGAGAGGTTCAAGCTTAGCCCCACGGTCGATTGGCTGTGGGGCATTTTTGTGCGTATGCATGGATTGCCATTATTGCGGGATGCCCGCAGACTCTAAAGATCACATTATTCCTATCTCCTATAACTACGCTCAACGGCCAAGCGGTCACCGAAGCCGGGGCGGTACAACCGTTGACTGTTGCAAGGAATGCAACAGCATGCTCTCCGACAAATTCCTCTCCACTATTCAAACTAGGGCTGCTGAGCTGGCTGAGTGTTTGGAGGCTAAATATCGAAAGGAATTGACCGCTCCTGTGTGGTCCGAAGAAGACCTCGCAGAGCTTGGCCCAACCCTTCAAAAACAGGTCCGTGCGAAGCAATATCTGCGGGACGAGGTGGTGGAGCGAATCAGAAACTGCGTGAGCCTTAGCCACGGGCTCCTGGAGCGGGCTTTGCCCTTATTTCGCGTGTCCGTAAACAAAATCTGACTTTCAGGCCCCCTCCCAGGGCTTGTAGCGCAGACCTCATATCTCACCCATGAAACGCAAGCAGATCCAACACTCAGACGACCCCCTCTATAACCTCCAACATTCCTTCCGCTACTTCCTCGCCGCTATCTGGCAACAGCTAGGCCTACCACCTCCGACGAGGGCACAGTATGCCATCGCTGATTACCTACAATATGGACCCAAGCGTCTGCAATGTCAGTGTTTCAGAGGCGTCGGTAAGAGCTGGGTTACAGGTGCCTTTGTCCTCTGGACCCTCTTCAACGATCCTGAAAAGAAGATCATGATCGTCTCAGCTTCTAAGGAACGAGCGGACAACATGTCCATCTTCCTTCAGAAGCTCATCATCGAGACCCCCTGGCTCCTGCACCTCAGGCCCAAGGATGAAAATGCCCGCTGGAGTCGCGTCTCCTTTGACGTGAACTGCTCCGCTCACCAAGCACCATCCGTTAAGTCAGTCGGTATCACAGGCCAGCTCACTGGTTCCCGTGCTGACCTCATCATTGCTGATGACGTTGAGGTTCCCTCCAACTCGATGACCGAGATGATGCGTGAGAAGCTCCTCCAACTGGTGACTGAGTTTGAATCCATCCTCACGCCAAAGGACACCTCCCGCATCCTCTACCTCGGTACACCTCAGACCATCTTCACCGTCTACCGTACCCTCGCACAACGTGGGTATAGACCCATGGTGTGGCCTGCACGCTACCCACGGGATATGACCCGCTATGAGGGTCTCCTCGCTCAAGAGCTGCAGGAAGACATTGACCGTGGAGCTAAGCCCTGGGAACCCACCGACCCTGACCGCTTTGATGAAGAAGACCTCCTGGCTCGGGAGAGCAGGATGGGTCGGTCGAACTTCGCTCTTCAATTCCAACTCGATACCAGCCTCTCTGATGCTGAGAAGTTCCCCCTGAAGTTCGCTGACCTCATCGTTACCTCAGTCAACCCCACCCATGCTCCAGACAACATCATCTGGTGCTCTGACCCCCGTAACATCCTCAAAGAACTTCCCTGCGTCGGACTGCCTGGTGATCGCTTCTACAGCCCCATGCAGATCCAAGGTGAGTGGACCCCATACACCGAGACCATCTGCTTCGTAGACCCCTCAGGTCGTGGCTCTGACGAAACAGCAGCAGCCTTCCTCTCACAGAAGAATGGCTTCCTCTACCTCCATGAGATCTACGCCTCAAAAGACGGCTACTCAGACGGTACTCTCCTCGACATCCTCAGACGCTGTAAGAAGTACAACGCTCATAAGATCATCGTTGAATCCAACTTCGGTGACGGTATCGTCGCTGAACTCTTCAAGAAGCATATCCAACAATCCAAGCTCTCCATCGCTGTTGATGAAGAGCGAGCCAATGTCCGTAAAGAAGATCGCATCATCGATGCCCTTGAACCTGTCATGAACCAACACCGCTTGGTCATTGATCAGCAGATCGTTCAATGGGACTTTGAATCCAACCCTGATGCAGCCCCAGAAGACCGCATGACCTACATGCTCTTCTATCAGATGAGCCGTATGTGTCGGGAGAAAGGTGCCGTTAAACATGACGACAGATTGGACGCCCTAGCAGGGGCGGTCAAGTACTACACCGACTGCTTGTCCATCTCTGCCTATGAGACCGTTAAGGCCCGCAGGCAGGAAGACTTCATCGACCTCCTAGAGACCTGGAGCACTGACCCTGAGGCGGCTGTAAATGCTATGGCCTTTGGGATGACCCTAGAGCAGAGGCAGAAAGCTAGGGGGTTGTCCGGTCGGGGGAATGGGACTCCGAAGTGGGTGAAGGTCAGGTAGAACCCGGTCAAGAGCACCGCAGAGCCAGGAACCGGTTGCCCTAGACCGGGCTTTGGCGTCCCTGGTGCGATGCCGGGTGACCAGTGGAGCGATGTCGGACTTATGCTTGGGACTATTCATGGTCTCACTGGACCCCAAGCAGCCGGTCCAACCGGGGTATGTAAACAGGCCTGCAGCTTGTCTAGCGCGGCCTTTCAAACTCCCTGCAGCGCAGACGGTCTCACGGTGTCGGACTTATGCTGGGGGGGGG